TATCGTTACGTTCATTCTGTACAAACAATAATGCTGCTTATGTTGCTGTAGAAGAAACATATGGAGATCACAGTTACAATGGTCACGCTAAAAAAGATGAAGCGTATAGAAATAACATGACTAACTTTGGTATCTTGATGGAAATCAATGGTATTGAAGATCCATTTACTTGGTCACGTGAAGTAGTAAATAAATTACAATCAAACGAAACTGGTTTATATTATAGCCCATCTCGTACTCCATCAACTACATCTGAAGGTAATAATGTAACCTCAACTCAAATTAGTTTAGATACACTTACTCATGTTGTAGAACCTGCAATGGGTGGTTATTTCAAATATGTTATGGATTTTATTATGGATATGAAAAAAGTATTCCCTACACTTGGAGACGATTGGGGAATGTACATTCCTGAAGTAAAATATTTGTCACCTGAGGTAAAAGTAGACTATAAAAATTTAGCATTAGTAGATTACCCAAATGTACACTTTGTAGGTGATGCTTTATCAGCACGTGGTATTACAGTATCAGGAGCACAAGCAATTTATGTTGCTGAATATTTATTATAAAAATGATTAAATTAGTAGATCTATTAAAAGAAACACCTTCTTACGAAGTAAAAAATCCTAATTATTTTCAACAATTATTAGATATGAATCGTTATTCTCCTTCTCAAAGAAAATTTCTTCAAGGAGTAATAGATTCTGTTAAAAGACAAAATAATTTGGCTACTGAAAAGCAACTTGATATATTACAGCGTATTAAGACTGGAGATTTTAACTGGGGTAAAAAATAATATTTATGAAAATAGGGTTTTGTGGAACAATGTCAGTTGGTAAAACAACATTAGTTAATGCTTTAAAAGAATTACCTGAATTTGCAGGATATGAATTCAGAACTGAGCGTTCAAAATATTTACGAGACATGGGTATTCCATTGAATACCGATTCAACATTGAAAGGTCAAATTATTTTCTTTGCTGAGCGTTCAAGTGAATTATTTATTGATGATATAATCACAGATCGTACTATAATTGATGTAATGGCATTTACGCGCTTAGCTAAATCAATTCCATACTTCATGGCCGATGCACTAAATGATGCGGTATCGCATTTAATACGTGAATACGATTATATTTTCTATGTTTCACCTAAGGGTGTAGAATTAGAAGACAATGGTGTTCGCACTATTGATATAAAATATAGAAATGAAATTGATAAAGAGATTCAAAGTTTAATTTTAAGACATAAACCTAAATTTCGTAACTATACAATATTATCGGGTACTACCGAGGAAAGAATTGAAAAAATTAAACAAGTAATAGGATTCTAATATTTATAAATAAAATCAAATAATGAAAAAATCCTATTTACTCGAAATTATACGTGAAGAAATCGCAGCAATTTTAAAAGAACTAACAGTAGTTGATAAAAAAACCCTCCCAACTGAAGCCCCAGAAATTGCTAAATCAGAAAATACAGACATAAACACTGTAAAAGATGCTATAGCTCAAGCTAAAAAATCTGGAAAACCAGTAAATGTTGCTGAAGATCAATTAAATGAAGATCTTCTTATGGAAGGTCCATTTATTGAGGGTCCATTAGATTTTGCTTATATTGATGGTAAAGTAGAAAAAGGAATTCTAGGAAAAGCAGTTGCTGATGCTACCAAAGCTATTGAAAAATCATTCCCTAACATCAACCCAGAATCAGCTACCCAAATCATTACGGGTAAAAAAGCTAGAACATCTGAAAAAACTCCAGATGCTGTTAAAACAGCTTTATTAAAAGTAGACGATGCTATTCAAGCACAATTAGATACTTTTGAAGATGAAAAATTACTTAAAGATCTCCTTAATAAAAAAGAAATTGGAAATTCTGCTGAAGAAATTAAGCGTATTAATTCATACATTGAACCTGATGATAAAGGTAATGTAAAACGATATGTTGAAAAATTAGGAGGCCCTCAAACCCTCAACGCAGTTGAAAAATTACTTTCAGGTGAAGGATCAACAGATGTAGAACCTGCAACTGTAGAAAAACCTAAAGCTGAACCTAAAGCTGCAGAAAAAGCCCCTGAAGCTCCTAAAGCTGAACCTAAAACAGCCCCTGCTAAACCTGAAAAAGAAAAACCAGAAGAAAAAGCAGCTAGATCAGCACAAGCTAATAAAGGTTTAGATAAAAAAGCTGATAAAAAAGATCAACTTCTTAAAGATAAAAAAACAGCTGAAGATAGAATGAGAGAATTAGCACAACTTATTAGAACTGCTGAAGGAGATAAACGAGCATCTTTAATGAAAGATCTTAAACAAGTTAATGTTGATAAATTAAACATTGAAAAAGAAATAGATAAATTGTTCTAATATGAAAAATAGAACATTTAAATTGAAATTATCCCATCTTATTGTAGGTGGGATAATTTTGTTGTTACTTATATTTTTAGTTAAGTGTAAACCAACACATACACAAACAGATAAATATGATAAACAAAAACAAGAAATTGAACGATTAAAAAACAATATATTTTTATTAAAAGAAGGTCAAAAAATTTTAACTAATAACCTCCACCAACAAGAACATATTGTTGATTCGTTAAATATAGAAATTAAACATACAGAAAAAGAGCTACAAACAACACGCACCTATTATGGCAACAAAATTAAAGATCTTACTAGTGCTTCTAATACTGAGCTCGAGCAGTTTTTCTCAGACCGTTACCGATAAAATTTGTTTTTCACACGATAAAGCACGTTCAATTGCAATCGACCTTACTCGAGGCGATTCTGCTATTGCTGAGTTAAAAGTGATTAATAAAATGGTATGGCAATTAAATGAAAAAATTGACGTCAAAGATAGCATAATCAATATTTATATTTCCAAAGAAAAAAATTACATTGAGCAAACAGCTACATACGAAAAAGTTATGGCTGTACAAGATGAAGTAATTAAAGGACTTGAAAAAGACGTAACTGACCTTACTCGTAAAAATAATAATTTAAAACGAGGAATTAAATGGTTAGGTGGAGGGTTCGTGGCTTCCGTACTTGTTATTCTTACATTGACGGTAATTAAGTAATGGAAGAAAAAAGTTTAAAACAAGTTGTCCGCGAGGAGTATATAAAGTGTGCCCAATCACCGGCATATTTTATGAAAAAATACTGCCAGATCCAGCATCCAAAGCGTGGACGAATGCCTTTTAATCTTTACCCATTCCAAGAAAAAGTACTTACTCTATTCCAAGAGAACCCATATTCAATAGTACTTAAATCTCGCCAGTTAGGTATATCAACATTAGCCGCAGGTTATTCATTATGGATGATGATATTCCATGAGGACAAAAACATTCTTTGTATTGCAACTAAGCAAGAAACAGCTAAAAACATGGTTACTAAGGTAAAGTTCATGTATGAAAATTTACCATCTTGGCTTAAATTTGCAAATAAACCTGATGAGGCGAATAAATTAACTCTCCGATTACCAAATGGATCTCAAATTAAAGCAGTAGGCGCTTCAAGTGATGCAGGTCGATCAGAAGCCGTTTCATTGTTAATTATAGATGAGGCAGCATTCATTCATAACATTGGTGAGATATGGGCATCAGCTCAACAAACCTTAGCTACTGGTGGTGGATGTATTGCATTATCTACACCTTATGGTACCGGTAATTGGTTTCATCAAACATGGGTTTCCGCTGAAATGGGTGATAATAGTTTCTTACCTATTAGATTACCTTGGGAAGTACACCCTGAACGAGATCAATCTTGGAGAGATCAACAAGATAAAGACTTGGGTGCTCGAATGGCAGCCCAAGAATGTGACTGTGACTTTACAACATCTGGTGATACAGTATTTTTACCAGAAGATATTACTTTTTATGAGCAATTTCATATAAAAGAACCTCTAGAAAAACGTGGTGTAGATCAAAACCTATGGATTTGGGAACCAGCGGATTATTCAAGGAGTTATCTGATCGTAGCTGATGTAGCACGTGGCGATGGCAAGGATTATTCGGGATTCCACATCTTTGATGTTGAATCATTCACTCAGGTAGGTGAATATAAGGGACAAATCAATACTAAGGATTATGGTCATCTATTAGTTAGCATTGCAACGGAATATAATAATGCACTATTAGCTGTCGAAAATCAAAGTGTAGGCTGGTCAACTGTACAGACCATTTTAGATAGAGGTTATCAAAATTTCTATTACTCACCAAAAGGTGGATCAAATAATGTAGATTCTTTCTTTGATCCTTATATGGATCATAGTAAAATGACTCCGGGCTTTACAATGTCAAACACAACTCGTCCAATTTCAATTGGTAAATT